GTTATGATGCTTTCTTAACCTGTCCATACTGTGCAATGCCGTCAAACAATCGAGTATAGAAAGCATCATAACGTTTCCAGTCTGCCGCTTTCATATAGCTGTATGCTTCTTTTAAGTCTTCGTCGCTTGTTGACTTAGCTTCTGTAATTTCAGCATAACGACGTTCAAACACAGCCTGTATTTTACCTAGCATTGCCTGTGGTACGCCTTTACCACTTAGGTATTCGTATGCTTTAGGTTCTACAGTCTTACCTTCGTACAAACTATCTTCAAGTTCTTCGAAGTGCAAGATATGAGTTTTCATAATCTCATTCATACGGTCCTGAATAGTAGGCACCTTAACTGCTGGTTTGGTTTTATCTGTTATTTCTTCAAGTACCTTAACATCGTTATCATCCAATGCTAATGCTTTAGTTACGGCACCAATAATGTATTTGATTTCACGTTCACGCAATGGCATACCCTTACTGTGTGCTTTAATCAGCGCAGGCGCAGTTAACGGAGTGTAACCGTCTGTGCTTTTAGCAAAACGTGTAATAGTTACAGCATCTAGTTTATGAGCAACGCCTGCTGTCTGTTTTAACCACTCGACCAAATACTTTTTAAGCTCTTTGCTAGAATAGAAATAGTTGTAATAGCGCAAGCTCTTGCGCATCTCGTGATCAAACTCTTCATCTGTAAACTTTAACGCACGTTCGGTATCCCAAACTGGCTCACTACCAACAGCTTTCTCATCTGCAAAAATTGGATCACGTGTTGCTGTCTTAGCTTTTTTCTTTGCTCCGTCAATTTTAATAGCCATCTGTTCTTCCTTGTTAATAGTTTATATATAGCATTATACAGCCATTTGTTGTATTTGTCAAGCTCATCCTGCCAGTAGAACTGCAAACGTTATCATACGTTCATAGTTTGCTATCTCTTCATTGACTTTGTCAACTAATTCTTTATGTAGTCTAGTCTGCTTTTGGTGTCTACGACAATTGATTTCTTCTTTACTTATATCTTTAACCATTAGTCCAATATTATGACTGATGTTCCACATTTCGTGCGTGTACTTTTTCATTTTATGTAATGGCGCTTCTAATGCAGTCTGCACTTCTGGCCAATCTAAACTTGATTGTATTTCATTCATAAAGCAAGTATAGCATCTATTTGCAGCTATGTCAATCTAAGCTAAATATTAGATATACAGGACTATGTAATGCCAAGATTAAGCATGTACCGCCCAAATAAGGGAAATGATTATAAATTCTTCGACCGCAGAATCAGTGAGATGTTTACTGTTGGCGGCGTTGATATTAATATTCACAAGTATCTTGGTCCAATCGAACAAGGCACCAGCATTACTACTTCGGCAGCGCAGGGTTCGCCTGGCACCCAATTAGTATTTGCTAATACATCGGCTGTAACCCGTGGTATGTTTGTTGCGGGTACTAATATTCCTGCTGGCGCAACAGTCATTGCAAAGACTAGCACAACTATTACATTATCAGCAAGCACCACAGCTATTGTTGGGTCTGGTGCAACCATTGCCGTCTATCCTGATGCAACACAGCCTAGTTATGCTAATGAAAGTGTGAAAAATATACAAGACCTATTGTTTTTAGAAAATAGAGATCGTAAGTACGACACTAGTGTCTACACTATGCGCAGTGTTTATCGCATGAACGACAATGATTTTGACCTAAGTCAGTTTGGTTTGTTCTTAACTGGAGATACTATGTTTATGGTATTTCATTTGAACGATATGGTTGAAACACTAGGTCGTAAGATTATGGTAGGCGACGTAATGGAACTACCACATTTAAAAGACTTTTATCCATTAGACGATGATTTACCCAGTGCGCTAAAACGTTATTACGTTGTGCAAGATGCTACACGTGCGGCAGAAGGATTTAGTCAAACATGGTATCCGCATTTATGGCGTGTTAAAGTTGCTCCGCTGGTCGATAGTCAAGAATACAAAGACATTACACAAAACATCAGCAGTGGCGATGATAACAATACACCAATTGGTGATTTATTAAGCACCTACGACAAGTATACTGCGGTTAACGATGCTATTATTGCTCGGGCAGAAGCCGAAGTGCCACTAAGTGGATATGACACTAGTACCATTTATACCTTGCCAGTTGATACTAATAATTTACCAAATGTAGCTATTACATCTACTGCTAAAGTACAAGGATACTTAACAAGTACAGGTTTGCCGCCAAACGGATTGGCGGTTAGTGCAGGAATTGCGTTTCCGTCTACTCCAGCCGTTGGCGATTACTACCTACGCTTAGATTATGTTCCTAACAGACTATTCCGGTACGATTCTAAACGTTGGATTAAAATTGAGGATTCTGTACGCACTAACCTAACACCGGGATTAGATAATACAACTCAACGTAGTGGTTTTGTTAATAATATAAATGCCACATATAGTGGCGGACTTGGTTGGGACGCAATTCGTGTTGCTACCTCTTACACTCCGGCGGGCAACGCAAAAACATTATCATTTAATATGTCAACTAAGACAGTTGTAACAAAAATTGCGTATGTTAGCACACATGGCGTAAAAACTACATTAAATGGCACACATATTACCAATACTGTAGCAAATACTGCTGGAAATGTGTCATTTACCATCACAAATACACTATCTAGTAACGATATGCTAGAATACACAGTTTACAGTAAAGTAACACCGGAACGTCAGGGTTTATCTGACATACTTTCACCTTTGGCGGATAACTAATGAGCAGTCAATATTTTTATGATGGTCAAATTGAACGCTTTGTAGTACAATTCATTAGAATAATGAGCGGCTACGAAGTTGAGTTTGGACAGGATCGCACTGGTAGCAAAACTCTACAACGTGTACCAGTTTATTATGCAGATGGTAGCAGACAAGTTGCGGCAATTTTAGCAAACAATAGTGAAAACACTATGCAGACTGTGCCAGCAATGGCTACATATATCAGCGGATTAACCTACGATAGAGATCGTGTACAGAGCCCAACTTACGTTAATAATATGAGTATACGTCAACGTAAATATGATTCAGATACAGATACCTACGAACAAACACAAGGTAACGCATTTACTATCGAACGCATAATGCCTGTGCCATATACATTAGAATTAAAATTAGATATATGGACTAGTAATACTAAACAAAAATTACAATTGATTGAACAAATATTACCGTTATTTAATCCAGGTTTAGAAATACAAAGTACAGACAATTATATCGACTGGACAAGTTTAAGTGTTATATATTTAGATAGCCCTAATTGGTCAAGCCGGGCAATACCTGTGGGCACTGAAAATCAAATTGATGTTGCTACACTGACATTTAAATTGCCTATTTGGATTAGCCCGCCCGCCAAAGTTAAAAAGCTGGGTGTTATACAAAAAATTATTGCAAATATACATGATGCACAGGGTGATTTAAACTCTGCTGCTTACACCGAAGATAATCTAATGGGTACTCGTATGTATTATACTCCCTTGGACTACGGAGTTTTATTAATTGGCAACACGCTTACCTTGCTTAAAATACAAGACGTAGAAACCTTAAGAGAACCCACGTTAACTACTCCAACTAAAATCGGCACACGAGATAATTGGCACAATTTAGTTAATGTCTACGGTTCATTGGTCGAAGGCATTAGTCAAATTAGATTACTAGCGAATGACGGAGTATCGGAGATTATCGGTACAGTTAGCTATCACCCAACCGATGATAGTCTATTAATTTTCAATGCGGATATCGATACCTATCCAGCAAATACACTAGATGCAATCGATGCTATTGTCGATCCTCGAAAGAATACTGCGGTTGCACTGGCACAAAGCGCCGTAACAGGTACTCGTTATTTAATATTAAATGCAATCGGTAGTACTGCAAATGGTGCGTTTGATGGCCCAAGTGCGTGGCGTGGTACAGATGATTTAGATTTAATAGCAGGTGCCAACGATATTATTGAATTTAATGGTACACACTGGACTGTGGTGTTTGACAGCGCGGCCGAAACTGTGTTACAATATGTGTCAAATTTGAATACTGGAACGCAGTATAAATGGAATCTCAATCAGTGGGTTAAATCGTTTGAAGGGGAATATCGTAACGGAAATTGGACATTAGTTCTTTAGTTGACATTTATCAGTTAGTGTAGTATAATAGTTAATATGTTAACTAAAATAAAAGAATCAGTATCAAATAAATCAATTGAAGGTGTCGGCACGTTCATTTATTGTGTAACTACACATCGATATCTTTTTCTATTACGTAATTCAAGTAGATACGCAGGTACATGGGGATTAGCAGGTGGTAAGATCGATAGTGGCGAGCAGTTACTCGAATCCCTACATCGTGAACTTACAGAAGAATTAGGTGTAGATTTTTCCTCTGCCAGAGTAATACCTATCGAAAAATTCACCAGTGATAAAAACAATTTCTCATATCATACGTTTTTACTACCCGTCAATGAAGAATTTGTACCTGAATTAAATCACGAGCACAGAGGGTATTGTTGGGTTAATTTGGATGATCATCCTAAACCCTTGCATCCAGGTGTATGGCGTACTGTTAATTTTAAAGAAGTTGTTGCTAAGATTAAAACTTTAGAATCTATATTATAGATCCACTTCTAACGCAAATGTGCGTAATGATGCTTGTCTAAAATTTAAACAGCCTGCCCATGTGTCCGACACAGTCATTCTTCCTGTACGCGATACTAGAATAAATTCAACATCATTATAAACATCAAACAACATCTTACGTGCTTCTATCCAGCGAGTATCTAACACATCACTTCTAACCGGTTGATAACAGGCAGTGCCAGCATATACGTTATTATTAAATCCACGACCCGATTGGTGATCAAAGCCCAACATATATATTCGTTTATGTCCATCAAATGCTGCAATATATGCTGCTGTGGTTCCTGCATCCATATATGAATTGTACGGAATCATATAAAATTTATTAGGATATTGTAAGGTATGTTCGGCGTTAGTGTATACAATATGATCATTGATATAAGCACTCTCCGCTAGTTCTTTAATCATTTCATTACCAGTT